GTGGAAGGTCTACTGCTACTTTTTATAAAATTTTAAAAGATCGATGTAATGTTAATATTCTGGGATTTTTCTTAACTGGAAGAAGATTTAAATACATAAGTCAGGATATTTCCTGGGGTACAAAGGATGCTCCAACTTCTGCTGAAATTTTAAAACTTTGGAAAAGAGAGAAGTCGTATGTTGCTTCAAATTATCTTGGTTATGATAAATTGTATTACATTAAAGATGGTGAAGATTTGAATGTTGGAAATGAAGATTTTGTTGTTAGTGAAGATGCTTCAAAAAGTCAATTGACTAAAGCATTTAAAAACTTTAATAAGAAAAAACTTACTAATAGAATTGTTTTGAAAAGTTTTGCAGAAATGGTCGCATGAATCATGACAATCGATAATCCTATATGGGACAATAAAAACAAAGAAATACAAAAAATACTAACAGAAAAATCTTTAACAGATTCCCAATTGCTTAAAGCAATGGAAACATCTGCCCATAAAGAAATAAATAGACTGCAAGAACATGCAAATCTTTTAGTAAAACAAGCAAAAGAAATCATGGACAGAGTACAATTAACAAAGAGAATTCATGAAAAAGTCAACATTTCATTTCGTATTGTAAAAGAAAGACATTACTTCTTATATGCAGATGATATGTTGTCTTTGATTTCTCCCGAAGAATGGAATAAGAAAGAATCAGCAATTACAGTAAAACAATTAGGGGATGGAACTTGGGAAGAAGTGAAAAAAATGGATTTAGACCAAGAAATGTCTTGACAAATAGGCGTGGATTTGAGATAATAGTAGTGAAAGGTGGAGGAAGTTCGCAAATGGTTTCCTTCTGGAAATGTTCTGGTGCCTGCAACGGTGTAATTTAGTGGCGGCGAATTTATTTCATCTTTCATTTTTTATTAATTATATTATGGAGAAAATATGAACGTGAATCAAAAGGCTCTTGTTCAAGCTGTTATTGATGCTGGTTATGAAGACGAAATTTCTCGTCCGGAATTGAAAGCAATTGGAAGACAACTTGGTGTGAGTACTGCATGGGTGCAGAAAAATGAGACATATAAAGTTGCTAGAGGTGTATATCGTATCCCTCAACTTGATGGTTCTATGAAAAGTGCATTAGCACAAACAGTTGTTAATGAAAATCCTGAAGAAAAAAAGGAATCTAAAGTGATTCCATTTCCCGTACAAACCGAATCATTTATTCCAGATAAAGATTCTCATTTTGTTAGATTTGGACATTGTAAAGATGTCGAACAGATTGTCAAATCGAGAATTTTTTATCCAACTTTTGTGACTGGTCTTTCTGGTAATGGTAAAACATTCATGGTTGAACAAGTTTGTGCAAAACTTAATCGTGAAATGTTTCGTGTTAACGTTACTATTGAAACTGATGAAGATGATTTGCTTGGTCACTATCTTTTGAAAGATGGGGAAACTGTTTGGCAAGATGGTCCAGTTATTCAAGCAATGAAACGAGGTGCTATTCTGCTTCTTGATGAAGTCGATCTTGCATCAAATAAAATTATGTGTTTGCAACCTGTTCTTGAAGGTAAAGGTATTTTCATTAAAAAGATAAATCAATGGATTCGTCCCGTTCGAGGTTTTAATGTTTTTGCTACTGCAAATACTAAAGGAAAAGGTTCTGATGATGGACGATTTATCGGAACAAATATTCTTAATGAAGCATTTCTTGAAAGATTTGCAATTACTATGGAACAAGATTATCCGAGTATTTCAGTTGAGAAAAAAATTCTCAATGCAGTTCTTGTTTCTCTTGGTTGTGAAAATGAAGAGTTTGTTGATAAACTTACAAACTGGGCGGACATTATTCGTAAAACATTTTACGATGGTGGTGTTGACGAAATTATTGCTACTCGCCGACTAGTTCATATTTGTAATGCATACGCTATTTTTGGTGATAAAATGAAATCAATTCAGATGTGTGTTAATCGTTTTGATGAAGAAACTAAATCTGCGTTTCTTGATTTATACAGCAAAGTTGATGCTGATGTTACTGTTCCTGGGGAAACCCCTGCTGAAGACGGAGAATCTACCCTTGAAGAAGAGAATACATCTAATGAAGAAGAGGATACAGAAACACCCTTTTAATTGACAGTCATAAATAGAGGATAGGGAATAAATTCTTATCCTCTATTACTGTATCATGGAGATATAATGCAAATTGAAATTAAAGTTGAAGAATTAAGAAAGAAAAAGATTTTTGTTGCAACACCAATGTATGCTGGGCAATGTGCGGGTATGTACACAAAGGCATGTATTGATCTAGCAACAATGTGTGCAAATTATGGAATAGAATGTAAGTTTTTTTTCATATTCAATGAATCTCTTATTACTAGAGCTAGAAATTATTTAGTTGATGAATTTCTTAGAGCAGAAGAATTTACTCATTTGATGTTTATTGATGCTGATATTCATTTTGATCCAAGAGACGTATTGTCTCTTGCCGCACTGTGTGACGATAAACACCCTATTATCGGTGGCCCCTATGGGAAAAAATGTATTGCGTGGGAAAAAATTGTGCAAGCAGTTGATGCTGGGGTGGCTGATAAAGATCCAAACGAATTGCAGAAATTCGTGGGCGATTTTGTATTTAATCCAGTTCAGGGAACCACTGAATTAAAGATAAACGAACCCGTAAAAGTTTTAGAAATTGGAACTGGATTTATGATGATTCAAAGAGAAGTTTTTACTAAATGGAAAGATGCATATCCTCAGTTTCATTATAAACCAGATCACAATCGTTCTGAACAATTTTCTGGAGACCGATATATTCATGCATATTTTGATACGGTTATTGATAATGACTCCTATATGCCAATGGGATCTTCAAACAAGTCTGATAGGTATCTTTCCGAAGATTATGCATTTTGTCAATTAGCAAGACATATTGATATAAACATTTATCTTTGTCCTTGGATGAAGCTCGGTCATATTGGAACATATGTGTTTGATGGTTCAATGTCTGACCTTGGAAGAATAGATTCGTCTAATGAACTTGCTAGGGTTCATATGGAACAATCACAAAAATTAAGACAAGCTAGAATAAACGTTACTGAAGAAGCAATAGCAGTACAAAATATTGAGCGGATTGAAGAGAAGAAATCAACTAGGCAAGACAGAAGAAAATCTTTAAGGGACAAAAAGAAAAATTTAAAAAAGAAAAAATGAAATTTAAACAATTAAATATGGAGTGTTATTATGAAACTAAGTAATCAAACCGTTTCAGTTTTGAAGAATTTTGCCAATATCAATAATGGTATTTTTTTTGAAAAAGGAAAAATAATTAAAACAGTTGCTCCCACTAAAGCAATTTTAGCAAAAGCGAATATTATAGAAGATATACCGAGGAATTTCGGCATATATGATATAACAAAAATGCTCGGGTCTTATTCTTTATTTGAAACTCCTGAAGTTGAATTTGAAGAAAAATACATTCTTATTGAGGACAAGAAAAATCAAAGAAAAGTTAAATATTGGATGTGTGACCCAGATCTTGTTGTAAGGCCCCCCGAAGGAAAAAATGTCCATCTTCCTACTGAAGATGTTAGTTTTACTCTTGAATCAAGTGCTTTAGATTTTTCCATTAAGCAAGCAAGCGTACTTTCGTTGCCTGAAATAGGTATCATAGGTAATGGGGCTGATATAACTATTACAGCATTAGATTCACAAACTAATGAAACTTCTTCTGAACAAGTAGTTGGTGAAACTGATAAAAATTTCAAATTTATTTTTAAATTTGAAAATATTACAAAATTAATGTCTAAAAATTATAATGTATTGTTATCAAGTAAAGGATTGGCTCAATTTATAAGTTCTGATAATGTTATAGAATATTTTATTGCTATAGAATTAGCAAATTCAATATATGAAGATTAACCCATTGCGCGGATTATAAATGTTTGGAGAATCTTTTTTATGGGTCGAAAAATATAGACCTAAAACAATTGAAGAGTGTATACTTCCTGATAGAATAAAAACACTTTTTAGTCAGATATCATTGGAAGGACGTATTCCTAATATGATTCTTTCTGGGGATCCTGGTACGGGTAAAACGACCGTAGCAAAAGCTCTTTGTAATGAAATAGGGTGTGATTTTCTTATGATAAATGGTTCTGAAGAATCTGGCATTGATGTTTTACGTACTAAAATTAGAGGATATGCGTCAACAGTCAGTTTTGATGGTGGAAGAAAAGTTGTTATACTTGATGAAGCAGATTATTTAAACCCCAATTCTACCCAACCGGCTCTAAGATCTTTTATTGAAGAATTCGAAAAACATTGTTCATTTATACTGACGTGTAATTATGTTAATCGAATTATTGAGCCTTTGCGATCTAGATGTCAATCAATTGATTTTAAGATAAGCAGAGAAGATAAGTTAACTGTTGGGACGAATTTCGGAAAAAGACTTTATAATATCCTAGATCAAGAAAATGTAAATTATGATAAAAAAGTGGTTGCGGAAGTGTTGATGAAACATTTTCCTGATTATCGTCGAACACTGAATGAACTTCAAAAATATTCTAAATACGGTAACATAGATACGGGTATATTGTCTCAAATTTCAGATTTAGATTTGACCGAACTTATGAATTACATGAAGGTTAAAAAATTCAATGATGTGCGAAAATGGGTTGTGAATAACTTGGATAATGATCCGCAAAAAGTTTACAGAAAAATTTATGATGTTGCATCAAATCACGTTCAAGCAACATCGATACCTCAATTGGTATTAATTTTAGCAGATTCGCAATATAAATCGGCTTTTGCGGCAGATCATGAATTAAATCTAGTTGCTTGTCTTGTAGAAATAATGGTAGAATGTCAATTTATTTAAAAAAAATGTTATACATTTCAGTTTAATGATACTTGGGCAGAAAATCTTTTTTCAGTCAATGAATTAAAATGTGTTACCTCAGAAAAAACGTTACCCTCTTTTTTTCCTTCTAAACTAAACAAATCAATAAATAATAAAGACAAAGTACAACAAGAAGAATCGAAAGAGAAAATCACGTCAATTTTTCAAGGATAAAGCATGAAAAATATCAAGTATAATATCTTGATATGTTTATTTATTATGTTTATAGGTGTCAAGTTTAACATATCAGCACAAGAAAACGGATCATTTGAAAATGTTATTAAAAAAGCAAACCAATCAGTAGTATTGTTATCTACGAATCCTAATGCAGACCCAGAAACGAACGCATCACGTACTGGTTTATGTACTGGAACAGTTGTTGATAATATAGGTCATGTTATTACTAATTTTCATTGTATTTACAAACAAAATTATATAAAATTATATTATCACGAGCAAACTGATTGGAGAGAGTATGAAATAAAGATAATAGGTGTTGATCCCCTTGCTGATTTAGCTTTACTTAAAATTATAGGAAAAAAAGAACCGATTCCTTATCTTGAATTTGTAAAAGACACCAATGCAATATCAGTAGGTGCTGATGTTTTCGCCATAGGCCATCCTATGGGAATGATTTGGTCTGTAACCAAAGGAATTGTTTCTAGCATTGACCGATTTGTAGGACATCCTTTTATCAAAGCGATACAGACTGATTCCGCGATCAATAAAGGAAATTCTGGAGGCCCTCTTCTGAATATGAAAGGAGAAATTGTAGGAATCAATACGTTAATCGTTTCTACAATCTCTGAAAATGCAGGAATTGGTTTAGCGATTAGAAGCGATATTGTAAAAACGTCTTTAAATTCTATGTTAATGTTTGGAAAAGTCGATAGACCAGCAATTGGTGTTATGGTTGTACCATTAAATCTGAAAAAACAAAGAGAAAAAATTATAACAAAATTTCCTGAAATTGACCCAGAATTCGTTCCGAATACGTTTGGGGTATTCGTATTGCCTAATGACAGTTTTCCGCCGGACTTAAATAAATTTGATACCATTATTGGAATTAATGGTGTAATTATTAATACTGGATTACAGTTTTCAAATGAAATATACAAATATAATATAGGAGAGACGGTCGCATTAACGATTGTGAGAAAACGAAGATTTCTAATTGTGAATGTTCTTTTAAAAAGACTCTTTATTAATGCAGATGTAATGTATGCCTCAATACGAGAATAATCTTAATTAAAATAAAAATGACTCCTTTTGATTTTTTAAACGATATTAATTACGGTAAAAAAAATCTGATGATCGGTGATACTGACCATCAGGTTGAAAAACAATATTTGCCTTTCATTGTCAATAAGGGACTATCTTATACAATGGATACAGTCCTTTATGCGAATGAAATGAATATTCGACCTAATACTGATAAGAAACTTCAATTTGATTATTTAATAAATACAGTCAGACGAAACAAACGTTTTCCTAAGTGGATAAAATCCCAAGAAAATGAAAATATTAAAATGATCGTAAAATATTATGGATATAATGTACAAAGAGCTAAAGAAGTTTTACATTTGCATTCCGTGAAAGATCTCGATCTGATCAAAGAAAAATTAAATACAGGTGGCGAAGGAAATAAATGATGTATGATATCGGCGAAATGGTAGAGATTACGTTAAAAGAACCTGATGATTTTCTAAAAGTAAAAGAAACACTAACTCGTATTGGTGTTGCTAGTAGAAAAGAAAAAACTCTTTATCAATCTTGTCACATTTTACACAAACAGGGCAAATATTACATAGTACATTTTAAAGAATTATTTGCTCTTGATGGTAAACCTTATAATTTTTCAGATACAGATATTGCTAGAAGAAATACAATATCAAATAGGTTAGAAGAATGGAATTTAATTAAATTAGTTGATGTAAACAAAACAACAGATCCAATTTTACCCCTAAATCAATTAAAGATTTTGTCTTTTTCAGAAAAAAAAGAATGGTCTTTGATTCCAAAATATAATATAGGCAAAAAATCATAATGAATGAATCAACAGCGGTTGCATTACAACAAAAATTAGGAATTTTTTGTTTGCATGATGATGTTGAACTGCCAACATTGGCCACAAAAAAATCTGCATGTTTTGATTTAAAGGCATATTTCAATTCATTTACAAAAATATTAGCATACGATCCATATAATACTAAAAAAGAAATTTTTATAAAAAATAATTGTTTACTCATGTCTCCTGGCTGGAGATATTTAATTCCTACAGGAATAATTTTTGATATTCCGAAAGACCATTATATTAAAATTCATCCACGTTCAGGCAATGCATTGAAAAAGGGTTTAATTACTGCAAATAATGTTGGAATTATTGATGAAGATTTTGTGGAAGAATGTAATTGTATTATGATAAATGTATCATATGACCCTATTCAAATAACCCATGGTGATAGAATTGCACAAGCTGAATTGCGTAAATTAGAAAATTTTAAAATTGATTTCCTAAATAACAGACCAAATCAAAAAACCGATAGAGAAGGTGGATTTGGGTCTACAGGAACTTGACAAATTGCATATATAGTAGTATAATAGATCTTATGAGAGTGCATTTGCATCTCATCCGTTGCATGTAGCAACATCCTCTGGCCCTTGCAGAGGAAAATAATTAATCTCGCTAATAATACAGGAGATAATATGTATTTAGTACCAAAAACTATAGAAGACCTCAATCGCCAACTTTCGACCTCAGTAGGGTTTGACTCTTTTTTTAATCGTCTATTTGATAATGCTTATAATTCGGGTGGTTCAGGCACTTATCCCCCTTATAACATTCGAAAAGTGACTGATTGCGATTACGTAATCGAACTTGCCTTAGCAGGATTTACGAAAGACGATCTAGATTTAGAACTGACAGAGGGCACTCTTACAATAAAATCAGTGCCGCAAAAAGATGAAAGTGATGAAAGTTATCTACATCATGGAATCGCCAAACGAGTCTTTGTTCGAAAATTTAATATCGCTGATGATGTCGTTGTATCGGGTGCGGATTTATTCAACGGCTTGCTTAAAATTAACTTAAAGCGAATTATTCCTGAAGAAAAAAGACCTCGTAAAATTACCATTATCGATGATGGTGTTAAAGTAGTTGATCATAAAGTTGTATAAATCAAATACAACTCAGTTAATGATAAAATGGAGGCCATATGGCCTCCATTTTTTAGGATAAAATGATATTCACCAAAAATTTTTCATTTAAAGAAATGACTTTTTCTGATACAGCAATTAGAAAAAATATAGATAATGATCCCAGTGAAGAACAAATAATAAATCTAGCAAATTTATGCAATCATATTTTGCAACCCATAAGAGAACATTTTGGGAAATCAGTAAAAATTAATTCTGGATATAGATCAATTAAATTATGTGAAGCAATAGGAAGTTCTAGAAAATCTCAACACGCAAGAGGTCAGGCCGCAGATTTTGAAATTAATAGCATATCTAATGCAGAAGTTGCAACATGGATTTATAAAAATTTAGATTTTGATCAAATAATTTTAGAATATTATGATCCAAAAGGTGATCCCAATAGTGGTTGGATTCATTGTTCTTATAAAAATGATGGAACTAATCGCAAAACCGCTTTAATAATTAATAAATACACAAAAGGTAAATATTTGCCTTGGAAACCATAAAATTTTATTTGTTAAATCAAAATTGTTTTTTCGGAAATATTATTTTGTTTTTGTAAGTAGAATGCATGGGTTGACAAATATAGTATAATGTGTTATTATTAAGATATTCAAAACCTTGATATTATAAATTCACCAAATGGCTTTTTATACAAATGTTCAAAATTGGGGCGGTAAAATCTATTGTAGAGGAATAGATTCTACTGGAACTCATTTCAAAGAAAAAATAGATTATAATCCAGCTCTATTCATTAACTCTCCAAAACCCACAAAATATAAAACTCTTGATGGCAATTATCTTGCTCCTATTGACTGCGGCAGTATTAACGAAGCCAGAAATTTTATAAAAAAATATGAAGGTATAGATAATTTTCAAATTTTTGGAAATACCAATTATCATTATACTTTTATTGCAGACAATTTTCCCAATCAAGTAGAATACGATTTAAATAAAATAACAATTGCTAACATTGATATAGAAACTGGTTCAGAAAATGGATTTCCCAATCCTGAAATTGCTCAAGAACCCGTCACTGCAATTACTGTTTCTTTTAAGGGAACATATTATGTTTTTGGTTATGGGGAATATAAAGTACATAGAAATGATATTAAATATTTTGATTGTAAAAACGAAGTGCATTTGCTTCACGAATTTATGTCTTTTTGGTCTAATCAAGATATAGATATTATTACTGGTTGGAATGTTAAATTTTTTGATATACCATATCTCGTGAATAGAATGGATTTATTATTTGATAAATCTTTTTATTCTGATTTATCTCCTTGGCATTTTGTGAGCGAAAGAACAGTAATGGGTTTTGGAGGAGCAAAACCCCAGCAATCATATGAGATTATGGGAGTTGGTATTCTTGATTATTTAGACCTATATCGAAAATTTACTTATAAAAATCAAGAATCATATAGATTAGATCATATTGCTCATGTTGAATTAAATGAACGAAAATTAGACTATTCTGAATATGGTTCATTACACAATCTTTGGAAAGAAGACTATCAGAAATTTATAGAATATAATATAAAAGACGTAGAACTTGTGAACCGATTAGAAGATAAAATGAAACTAATCGAAATGGCTACTGTATTAGCGTATGATGCTAAGGTGAACTATACAGATGTTTATACTCAAGTTAGAATGTGGGATACGTTGATTTATAATGAATTACGAAATAAAGGCATCCAGCTTCCTCCTAAAAAAAATTCAATAAAAGATGACCCATATATAGGTGCTTATGTGAAAGAACCCGTTCCAGGAATGTATGAATGGGTTGCTAGTTTTGATTTAGACAGTTTATATCCTCATTTAATTATGCAATATAATATTTCTCCAGAAACATTACTCACAAAACTTCCTCAAAAATCATTATCAATTGATAACCTGTTAGACCAAGAAATTGATACAGATTATGCTAATGCTGAAAATGTATGTTTAGGAGCTAATGGGTTTCATTTTACAAGAGATCATCAAGGATTTTTACCAGAAATGATGGAGAGAATGTATGCTGAAAGAAAGAAATTCAAAACTGATATGCTTGAAACATCACAATTACTTGAAAATGAAAAAAATGAAACAGAAAAAAAACGTTTAATAAAAGAGGTTTCAAGATTAAATAACATGCAGATGGCGAGAAAAATTCAACTCAATTCTGCTTATGGTGCTTTGGGTAATCAATATTTTAGATTTTATGATGAAAGACAGGCAACGGCTATCACAACTGGTGGACAACTTTCTATTAGGTGGGTTCAAAATGACGTTAATCTTTATTTGAACGCTCTTCTAAAAACAAAAAATAAAGATTATATTATAGCCGCCGATACAGATTCGATTTATATTTGTTTAGATGATTTAGTTAAAACTGTTTTTACTGATACAACCAATAAAGAAAAAATTATTAAATTTTTAGATAAAGTATGTGATACAAAAATACAAGATTGTATAAATGATTCATTTAATAAACTGCATGTATATATGAATGCATTTGAACAAAAAATGAATATGTCTAGAGAAGTTCTTGCAGACAAAGCAGTTTGGACCGGTAAGAAGCATTATATCATGAACGTTCATAATAGTGAAGGAGTACAATATGCTAAACCCAAAATAAAAGTAATGGGACTAGAATCAGTTAAATCTTCGACTCCCGCAGTTTGTAGGGATAAATTAAAACAATCTTTCGATATTCTTATGAATGGCTCTGAACATCAAATGCAAGAATTTATTGAAGAATTTAAAGAATCATTTGACTTGCTTTCTCCAGAAGATATTGCATTTCCCAGGTCTGTAAGAGGAATTGAGAAATATCGTGATAGTGTATTATCGTATAAAAAAGGTACTCCTATACATGTAAAGGGAACGATTATACACAATAAGTTATTAAAAGAACATAAACTTACAAAGAAATATCAAATCATTCAGGAGGGAGAAAAGATTAAATTTTCTTATCTTAAAGAACCAAACCCCGTAGGAGATACTGTAATTAGTATGGGAACAATCTTACCCCCCGAGTTTGGATTACACCAATATATAAACTATAAAATGCAATTTGAAAAATCTTTTTTAGAACCATTAAAAGCAATATTAAAATGCGTTGGGTGGGAACATGAAAAAACAAGTACAATCGAAGATTTTTTTATTTAAGGAGACGAAATGGGTTTTTTGAAAGAAGTACTTAAGGAAATAGGTAATGAATATGCTGGATTTGTGTCTGACGGAATTGAAGCAGGAGATGTTGAAACTTTCATTGACACTGGCAGTTATGCTTTTAATGCTTTACTTAGTGGAACTATATACGGGGGGTTGGCTTCAAATAAAATCACAGCATTTGCTGGAGAAAGTGCAACCGGAAAAACTTTCTTTGTCCTCGGAATTGTCAAGCAATTTTTAGAAGACAATCCTACGGGAGGAGTTCTTTATTTTGAATCCGAATCCGCTATAACTAAACAAATGATAGAACAGCGAAAAATAGATACTTCTCGTATGGTCATGTTACCAGTTGCGACGATTCAAGAGTTTGCTCATCAAGTCACAACAATTCTTGATAAACATCTTGCTAGTGCAGATAGAGTGCCTTTGATGATATGTCTTGATAGTCTTGGTATGTTATCTACTTCAAAAGAGGTTGGTGATATTACTGATGGTAAAGAGACGAAAGATATGACAAGAGCCGCACTTGTAAAGGGAGCATTTAGAGTGTTGACCCTTAAAGCAAGTAAAGCAAAGGTTCCTGTATTGATTACAAATCACACATATAGTCAAATCGGTGTGATGTTTCCCCAACAAATTATGGGGGGTGGTACGGGTCTATATTATGCTTCAAGTAATATTGTGTTTCTTTCAAAAAGAAAAGAAAAAAGTGGTACCGAAGTAATCGGAAACATCATTCATTGTAAAAATCACAAGTCTAGACTGACTGTGGAAAATAGAATGGTTGATGCATTAGTTACTTATAATAAGGGATTAGATCGTTGGCATGGTATGTTAGAGCTTGCTGAAGAAGCTGGTATTTTCATCAAAGTATCAACGAGATATGAGCTTCCAAGTGGTATAAAATTATTCGGTAAACAGATCATGCAAGATCCTGAAAAACATTTTACTGAAGAAATAATGTTAAAAATAGATAAATTTTGTCAGGAGAAATTTTTATATGGAACAACAGTCGATGAAGAAGTGGTACAAACTGGTGAAAAATCCTCAGAATGATGAGGATGACCAATTCGCTTTTGTTATCACTACGGGTAAATTTAAAAATGTAATTTATAAGTATAATCGATTCGGTTTAATAGACCCAGAGAAAGATGCTGAAGAGTTGAAATATCGGTTCGAATATGATATACTAGAAATACCTGAAGATATTAGAAAAAAATCATACGCTGATACTGAAGGTATAGAATTTGAAAAATTAATAGGTGAAATTTTAATAGAAGTAATTCAAGAAAATATAGATTTAGATACACATGGAAATGATGAGGATCGAGGACACGATATTGAAGAACCTGATATTCAATGATGAATATACCAGAAAAGCTTTACCATATATAAAAACAGAATATTTTTCAGAACATAATGACCGATATCTTTTTAATGAAATAGAAAAATATGTAAATGCGTTTAATGTTCTTCCTACTCAAGAAGCCCTAATTATAGAGATTGGAAATAATACAAGTATTTCTGAACAACAATTTGATATTGTTTCTAAAAAAGTTGCGGAATTTTTCAATAGTAAAGAAAACACCGAAACTGCTTGGTTACTTGAAACTACTGAAAAATTTTGTCAAGACAAAGCAATCTATAATGCAGTATTTGAATCAATTAATATCATTGATAATCAAAAAGATACAGAACAGGACAAAGGAGTAATACCCCAAATTTTATCTGATGCTCTTGCAATTTGTTTTGATCCTAATATCGGTCATGACTATATTGAAGACTCGGATGAACGATTTGAAAGTTATCATAGGGTTGAAGAAAAAGTAAGGTTTGATTTAGATTATTTCAATAAAATAACCAATGGTGGATTATCTAAAAAAACCTTGAATATTACACTTGCTGGTGTAGGTGTAGGAAAATCGTTATTCATGTGTCATCATGCGGCCGCTTCAATATCTCAGGGTTTAAATGTTTTATATATTACTCTTGAAATGGCAGAAGAAAAAATTGCGGAAAGAATTGATGCCAATTTAATGAATATTACGATAGATGATTTACATGATATTCCTAAAGATGTGTTTGATAAAAAAATGAAAAAGGTTAAAAAGACGACAGCAGGTAGATTGATTGTCAAGGAATACCCGCCCGCTTCTGCAAATGTAAACCATTTTAAAAATTTATTGAATGAATTAAAATTAAAAAGAAAATTTGTTCCTGAGATTATATTTGTAGATTATTTAAATATTATGTCTTCAGCAAGAATGAAGTATGGTAATTCTGTAAATTCGTATAATTATGTTAAATCGATTGCAGAGGAACTTCGTGGTCTTGCAGTTGAAAATAATCTTCCTATCTGTTCTGCTACACAAACAACTAGATCAGGATTTACGGATACGGATTTTGGTCTTGAAGATACTTCTGAATCATTTGGATTGCCAGCAACTGCGGATTTTATGTTTGCTTTGATTAGTACAGAAGAATTGGAAGAACTCGATCAAATTTTAATTAAACAGTTGAAAAATCGTTATAGTGACCCTGGCAGACATAAAAGATTTGTGATTGGAATTGATAGAGCAAAAATGAAATTGTATGATCTTGAAGAATCTGCTCAAAGTGATCTTGTTTCAAGAAATGCACCAAACAAAAAGAAAGATTCTTGGGTTAAAAAAGATGATGCTCCCCCAGTATTTGATGTTGAAATAAACGATAGAAAAAAGAAAAAAAAGAAAGATTTTTCGGAATTTACCTTTAATTAGCTTGACTCTCCTTCCTATATTTGAGATAATATAAGTGTAATGGTGGAGCTATATTGGCTCTTTTTGTTAATCTCAAATAAATGAGGTAATATGTATAAATTTATGCTGATAATATTGTCATTCGTAGTAACAATATTTTCAAGTTCCTGCGCCCCCTATCCAGTTGTGGCGACAACCCCTGTTAATAAAATTAGTGAAAAAGTAGGACTGCCATTTGGTACTGTCATAACTCTTGGCGGTAAAAAAATGGTTGTAATTAGTCAAGAAAATGAAGAAGTAAGATTACAACTTTTCAAACCTGTAATTGTAAAAGCAGTAATTCCTAAGGTAAAGGTTACTGAAATTATTTCTGATCTTCCAACGCCAGAATGGGAGAGTAAAACAGTTATTACAGAAGGCGTAAAAAATGTTCAAGAGTGTCTTAATCCTATGGGTTGTCCTCAAGACACTAAAACAGGTGAATGTCTTAAAGGATGCACTGAACAAAAAGTACGTGTTGAAATCATAGAAACAATCGTTGATTCGACAAATGTTATCACAAACGAAATAATTGATCCTGATGTAGTTTTAAATGCTTTATTGTTAATAGATCCCACTAACGGATCATGGAAAAATCATCATAGTCCACATTATGGAAAGATTACTTGGATATGTGTTTTGGCAAACAATATAGGTTTTCCAAAATCTGTAATAGCATTGTCAAAACTGATTTATAATATTCCGGGCCTTCTAGACAAATGTAATAGAGCATTTGCTCACAATTCATTGGCGAATAGCTGGACAAATGAGTCAACACTGTCTTCTCTTTAAATAATCCTCAATTAGATAATATAATAAATAGTTAATACTATTAATGTTTATATTGGATATTATAAAGGATCATGCTTTTATTTAAAGAATTTTTATTAGAATCTCAGGGTGCTAATAAGCACCTTGAACATTTAGAAGATGAAGTTTTAAACGGTGGATTTGATGGTGTAAAAAAAGCAATCACATATTTAAGTTCATTAGGATCAACACTAAAAGGGGATTCTTCTAAACAAATTAAAATAACAACTAAATGGGATGGGGCTCCTGCAGTTGTGGCCGGAATCGATCCTGAAACTGAAAAATTTTTTGTAGCCACTAAGCATGGTGCATTTTCAAAAGTACCCAAATTAAATTTTTCAAATGAAGACATTGAAAATAATCACGAGGGTGGGTTACAGGAAGTTTTAAAAGATTCTTTGAGATATCTTAAAGATATTGGAATGGATGGCGTTTATCAAGGGGATTTATTATACAGTCCACAAAAACCTACAACGATACAATCTATAGATGGAGAATCGCATATTGTTTTTACTCCAAACACTATAACATATGCGATTAAATTAAAAAGTGAATTAGGGAAAAAAATAAATGCTTCAAAATTAGGCATTGTTTGGCATACAAAATATACTGGTGAAGTAGTAAATCAAATGAATGCTACATTTGATGTAAATGTTGATAATTTTAAACAAACATCAAGTGTGTGGTTTAAAGATGCTGAATATGAAAAAATGGACGGAATAGCATCTTTTACTAAAGAAGAAACTGATTCATTTTTCAGTGTGCTTTCACTGGCTGGTAAGTTATTTAGAACTCTTGATAAGAAGTTACTTGACGGTATAAGAGATGATAAATATTTAAATACGCAAATTAAAGCATTTGCTAATTTTAAAATACGGCAGGGTAAACCCATTGGAAATGTTAATGCACATGTTATTGGATTGATTAAATATTTACAACATAAATTAACTAACGAGGTTGATAAATTAAAATCAGAAAAGGGCAAAGAAAATAGACGTAAAAAAAATGAAGACATTTTAAAATTTTTTACAGAAAATAAAAATGCTTTGAAAAACATGTTTCAAATGCAAAATGTTCTTATAGCCGCTAAAATGATAATAATTAAAAAATTACAAGATATTCAGCCCATGACAAAAACATTTATTCAAACCGATAATGGGTTTGAAATTACGAATCCGGAAGGATTTGTTGCAGTTACAATTGCTGATGGAGCAATAAAACTAATAGATAGATTAGAATTTTCAAGACAAAATTTTTTAGCACCAAAAACATTTGGGAGTAAAGCATAATGGAAGTATCAGAACAAAATCTCTTAAACAAATTAGGCGAATCTTATATGAAAATAGTATTGACTGAAGATGTTGATGCTCGATTAAAAAGATTAGCAAGAGAAGGTTTAATTAATCAAGATGAATATGCACTGTTTCTTAAAACAATGCAAGATTTAGAAGCCGATAAAAAGCCAAATCCAAAACAAAGAATGATGATTATACGGATTTTTGATAAGCTCCTTGGTCTAATTATGGGGGACAAGGTTGTGTATCAAAAGATATTGCAAACTGTTAAAAAGAGCAAAAAAAATAAAGAAAAAATTAAAGAAGATACTTTTAGATCAACTCATACAATAATTGTTCATGAAGGCATAGAATATTATGTGACTGCTGATAAAGAATTAATAGAAGTACCATCTTCATTTGAATAAATAATTCTATGAAGATTTATAAAAAGTTTTTAGTAGAAACAAAGCAAGAAAAGACGGCAATTGCAACTTTTGGGAGAATGAATCCTCCTTCTATAGGTCATGTTAAACTTGCAAAAAAGATTTTATCAGAGGCAAGAAAGCATAAAGCAGAACCTTATATTTGCTTGTCTCCTACTCAGAATGCTAAAAAGGATCCTTTGGGTCCAGAAAGAAAACTTTATTATGTTGAAAAAACGATAGGTCCACATATTCATATTGATGTTAAACCTACAGTTTTTGAAGCATTATCTGATTTGTATTCTAAAGGATTTAAAAAACTTGTATTTGTTGTTGGTAGTGATAGACTAAGTAAATTTTCAAAATGGATATCACAATATAATGGAGTAGAAGGAAAAGCTCATGGATTTTATGATTTTACAGATATTGATTTTGTAAGTTCAGGAGACCGTGATCCCGATGCTGAAGGTGCCGCTGGAATGTCTGCATCAAAATTAAGAGAGTTTGCAGTTTCTGGAGACATTGATAGTTTTAAAAAAGGTACGAAATTATCTGCTAAAGATACAAAGTCTATGTATAACGAAATTAGGAAGGCTATGAAACTTGAAACCATAAAAACGGAACAAATTAATTTGAAAGAAGCACTTCGCCCTGAAAAAGTACCCGCACATAAAATAAAAGAAGGTAGAGAATTTCCCAAAACACCAGCAGACAAGAAAGCTCATTTACATAAATTATTTAAAAAAGTGGCAGATGTAAAAAAACAAAGAGAAAAAGATTGGGGCGTTAGCATAGTAGATAAAACCCCTAAAGGATATGGCCCTGATGAAGAAGCCCCCCCTGGAAGAGAAATACAAGTAAAAACATTAAAAAAGAAAGTGGGTGCGGATAAAGCATATGCGTTTGCTTGGGCGCAACATAATAAACATGGATTGCCAGAGGGTACTGGATTACAAGTAAAAATGGCTTTAGATGATGCAGGAGTAAAGGGAGAGTTTAAAGATGGAAAAGTTAATGTTCATAAAAAACATGTAAAAAAAGCACATAAGGCTTTAAAGGGAAATGTTTATTATAAAGGAAAAACTCCTGATGTTGTGGGAGAAGATATAATTGATGAGGAAAAATTTTCGAATAAAATGATAGATAAACTGAAACAGCAATATGAGCCGTGGAGAGGGAAAAGAATTAGTTTGGGTAGAAATGTAGAATTAGAGAAAATAGTAAGACAACTTGCAAAAAATAAAGATGCATTGACACAACTTGTTAAAGCAGATATTCCTTTTATTTCTATGAATGCAAGACTAATTATGCATCAGGATCATGGTGTGCCTCTGAATAAATTTGAAGGAGTGGAAAATCCATATGCTAATTTGAAAAAAGGACCGTCTAGAGCAACGATTCATAAAATGTGGGCAAATAAACAACAAGAAAAGAAAAAGAAAATGATGAAGTCCAGTCATCCAGGATATAATGAAGAAATTATAATTGATGAAATGGGACATATTGTAAATATAAGTGAGGCTAAAGCACAGTTCACTATAGAAGAAAATTTAAAAAGGAAAGCAGAACAATCAGGCATTTCATTTAAAATTTTAGAAAAAGTGTATGATCGTGGAGTTAGTTCGTGGAAAACTGGTCATAAACCAGGAACTACTTCTCAAGAATGGGCAGAGTCAAGAGTTAATTCGTTTTTAACTGGCGGCAAAACCAGATTAATCGCGGATGAAGACTTATGGAATCAAGTTAATTCTAAACACAGAATAAAGGAAGAAATGGACACAGATCAGGCATTTAAAAAATGGTTGGCTATTAGTGAAGCAGATGTAGTTATAGACACTCCTCAGGGCAGATATGTAAAAGCAGGAAATGTTGCTTCTGCAAAAATAAAAGCAAAAAAATCATTTAGGGACCATAAAGACAAGATAAAAGTAACTAGTAGACTTGCCACGCCTTTAGATAAAAAATATCTTCAACACAAAGACGGAGAGGCATAAATGAAACCGAACCCACTTCATGAAAACTGGAAAACACTTGCGCCCGGTTTATTCACAGAACCCGAAAACGATTTAATATATAAAGAATTTTTAAAATTGAAAGAGCAAGGAGATGTCCATCATCATCATTATGCTAAAGACGATAATCCTGATGATAAAAAAAAACGTGAAAAAGATGCTACTGCAAACGTCAAGAAAAAATCTAATAAATCAAACAATGATGATGAAACGCCAGCACAGAGTCGTAGTGAAAAAAAGAAAAAATTGGATCCTGTTGGCAAAGAAGATGGAGATATAGATAACGATGGAGATATAGATAATAGCGATAAATTTCTTGCAAAAAAAAGAAAAGCAATTAATAAGTCAATTAAATCTCGACAAAATACAAAATCTGAAAAAAGTATAAAATTATCGGGTAAAAAAGAAAAAATTGAAATTTACAAAGGAATTGAAGAAAATAAGAAACGATATACTAAAGATATTTTTGCTTTCGGTCAAAAAATTAAAAATCGACAAAGTGTTTTCGAATGCAGAAAAATAAATAAAAATTATGATGCAAATATCGAAAAGAAAACCGTTGACCTCAATGAAGGTGGAGATCAAATTTGGTTCAAAGGAATTAAAATGACTTTTGATGAATATTCTTTGATTTTTGCAACAATGTATGTTCCTGGCTCAAGAGTATTGCCAACAGAAGTTGCACCAGACAATTCCAAATATGGATCATTGTTGAAGAAATTGCCACGAAAAGATCAAAATTGGGTAGTATCATTACTCAAAGATTACATGAAACGTGGTGGGGTAGTTCATAAAGATGTTGTTAAGAATTTTGTTTTGAAAGAAGAAGTTGAACTTAATGAAGCACTTAAACCAAAAGATAAAGATGTCATACAGGCGTTTTATGATAAAGAAAGTTTGGAAGGTAGATTACTCTCCACTGATGGTAAGACATTAGAAAAACTTGGTATGGGTGGTCAAACAATCGCAGTGTGGAAAAACAATAAGATTGTAGTTACTGCTGTGAGCGATGTCAAATCAACAGATGAAATACTTAGATATATGAAAAAATCTATACCAAAACTCAATTTTGATAAAAAAAGTTGGCAAGAGTTTTTCGAGGAAGTTGAACTTGATGAAAGGCATGGAGGATGGAAGCCCGGCCCATATAACATTATTAATGTAACGACAGGAGAAATTCTTCAGGTAGTTAAAACTGGTACAGGAGCCAAAAGAATTGCAGATAAAATTAATTTTTCGCCCAAGACTCCCGATGATCAGATGGTGGGAGTATATCATGTGGACGCTAGAAATGATACGACAACTATAAGATGGTGGAAAAAGGAAAATGGAAAAAAAGTATATTATGGCGATTTAAAATCAGTCAACTGGTCTAAAATTAAACCGGGCGCTAAATCTGAAGAAGTTGCTGAAGGATGGAAAAAAGGTAAGTATACAATTAAAGACGAAAATGGAAAAATACTTGGCACATACAGTTCTGGTGGTAAAGCTAAAAAGGTAATGGATGACCTTATGCAAAAAGGTGATTACCCCGAACTAACTGTCTCAATGGTAGAAGAAGTTGAAGTTGCTGAAAAATTTGCAGGATGGATTGCAATATATGGTGGAAAGCAATTGGAAATTAAGAAAAGTGAAGCAGATGGAATATGGCCCGCAAAACAATTAGCAATTAAACACTTTAAAGTTCCTAAATCGAAACAAGGACTTCTTGCGATTAAACCAGCAGAAGAGGAAGTTGAACTTGGTGAAGCCGCATCAAAATATAAAAACGAGTTTGTCAAATATGCAGTAGAAATTATTAAAAAACTCAAAAAAGATGGTAAGATTGATGACTCGACAAAAGATAGTTTAATTATAAACACCATTTCCCCTATCATGGGTAGTATGGGTAGTCAACGTGAACGTTCCGTCTATAAAAAATACTTCCCAGACAAATATGATTTAAAACTTTTCGACAATTCTGGAGGCAATCAATATGATTCGGAATGGTCATCCCAGACTGATGCTAAAATGGACACAATTGCAAAGATGGCATTGAAAAAATTTAGACAAAATGAAGAAGTTGAACTTGGTGAAATGTCATATGTAATCAAATACAAAAAGGCAAAGAATAGATATTTGAGTAACAAGTCCAGAGATGTTGATAACACAAAAGATGCACTCCAATTCAAATCAGAAAAAGATGCACAGTCAACACTGAATGGTTTAGATTATCAGTTCAGAGGCAATTATGAAATTGTTAAAGAGGCCAGTGATAGTTGGGATGAGTGGAAAAATACAAGAATACAATCTAAAAATATCTTCAGAATGTTAAAACAAAAACATAAAAATAATATTCCTAAAATGAAGAGTGGTTTAGAACTCATCTTTAAACAAAATAAAACAAAACCAGACCAAGAAAAAGTAATGTGGCAGGAATTTAATAAATTTTTCAAAATCAAAGAAGACGTTGAACTTGGTGAAGCCGCATCAAAATATACAATCTATCACAAAACTTTTACCTCTGCGGCAACTCATGCCAAGGATTATGCAGAAAAACAGGGGTATGATTTAGATGATGGCGATTGGAACAGAGAAGTCACTATGGGCGGTGCTTCTGGAAGAGGTCGGCCAGGTGAAGGAAAGACCAAAAGGTTTAATATCGGGTTGGAGAAAAACGGTAAACCACAAAAGAAAAGGTTACAATTTCAAGTCTTCGGAATGCCTAAGGGTTCATATGAATTGAATATGTATATTGAAGAAGTTGAACTTAGTGAAGCGGCCGTGAAAACAAAATTGCGTGATCTTTCTCAAGAATTATCCGCTTATGCAAAAAAACATAGAAATAGTATTGATAGCTTATATTTTAAAAAACTTGCACAAATAGCCGCCTCAGGAAAAATTCCTTCCGTTCAGGACATTGATAATGAAATAGAACCACGAAAAATTGTTTTAGATATGATGGCTAAATCTTTTCCTGAAGAATTTATTAATCAAGATCATTCACAAAGTAAAGATTCGATAAAAAATCAATCCGGGCTTTTTTATGCACGACATGGAGAAAACGATGAAGTAAATGAAATAACTACAGGATTACTTAGTAGAGCCGCAAGTAAAGCCGAAGTTCAAGGGAGAGAACCCGGAGGTTCTGGTGGAGCAAGTGCAAATTATGGAAATAACTCCGGCAAGGTAAGAAATAAACGGAAACTCCAATCAGTTAAATTCGCAAAGGCTTTTTCTAAAAAATATTTTAAAAACGAGGATAACATGATAGAAAATTTAAAATCAATCGATAAAGAAATTGATAAATTTCATAGTCGAACTAAACACTTAAAATATCTTTCCGGGAAAGATCGTGATCACATGCGAATGTTATCAAGAAAAAGAGATGGCTTTTTAAAAAATAACGAAGTCGAAGAAGCAGTTAATGAAGAATTTAAGTCAAGAATTTCTAACAATCCAATAGTAAATAAACTTTATTTGATGAATCAAGCAAAATCTATTGCAAAAGAAATCACGGGC